AACAAGATGTAGATATACGCAGACCATTGTTTATATGTTTAGATTCACTTGGTATGTTATCAACTACAAAAGAAGTAGAAGATACAGAGGCAGGAAAAGAAACTAGAGATATGACTAGAGCACAAATACTAAAAGCTGCATTTAGAGTTTTAACTTTGAAACTTGGAAAAGCAAAAGTACCAATGGTAGTAACAAATCATACTTATGATGTTGTGGGTTCTATGTTTCCAACAAAAGAAATGGGTGGTGGTTCTGGATTAAAATATGCCGCTTCAAGTATCATCTATCTATCAAAGAAAAAATTTAAAGAGGGTACAGAAGTTGTTGGTAATATCATTCATTGTAAAAATCATAAATCAAGATTGACTATGGAAAACAAAATGGTTGATGTGTTATTAACTTATGACAAAGGACTTGATAAGTATTATGGATTACTTGAATTAGCAGTTGCACATGGAATATTTAAACAAGTATCAACTCGTATTGAATTACCAGATGGAACTAAACAGTATGGTAAAACAATTAACAATGACCCAGAAAAATACTTTACAGAAGATGTAATGAAACAATTAGAAGAAGCTGTGAAGAAAGAGTTTATGTATGGCAACGATAGTTAAGAATTGTTGCACACCACTATTTTTAGATTTCATTAAACATCAAGTTACGAAATCTACTAAGTGGAATTTTAATTATCCAATGGGTAAACCATTTGAAGATAAACATGCAAAGATTGATGTCATACAAGGCACAACTATACATGATGATTTTTTGGCTGGTGTATCTATGAGTTTGTTAATGATGATTCATGAGAAAGCAAAACAAAGTAATGTTGATGTTCCCCTAGACCTTTTGTTTTGTGGTATCTCTATGAAAGATAAACATAGAGAAGATAATCTGCATACAGACCATGAAAAAGATGAACTGCAAGATACACCAATCATTAAGGTATTAGGGATATTAAATTCAGACTGGCAAGATAGTGATGGTGGTGGATTCATACACAATGGAATTACACACAAGTTAGTGCCTGGCGATTTTATAGTTTTTAATCCTAGACTACCACACAAAGCAGAGGATATTATGACAGACAAAAAAAGAATAGCAATAGATTGGACAATAAGAAATGGATAATTTAATTAAAACATATGATAATGTACTTGATAGTCAAACTTGCAAGAATGTTATAGATAAATTTGAACAGTTTGAAACACAACACGAATCATTTGATGTTAGAGGAATGGTATTTACACAATTGAATATGGCAAAATCACCTCAGATATGGAGTAAAGAGATAGAACAATTTACAAGTATTTTTGAATCATCTCTTTTAACTTACTTAAAAGACACAGGTGTTACCCCACAACAAATGCCAAATAAATATATCTGGGAGCCTATTCGTTTGAAAAGATATATGCCAAACGACCATGATGAATTTAAACCACATGTAGATGTAAATTCAAAACCAACATCTACTAGGTTTTTAGTTTTCTTTATTTATCTTTCAGATAATGAAGAAGGTAAAACTACTTTTCCACAACTAGACAAATATGCTGAATGTAAGAAAGGTAGTATGTTAATGTTCCCACCATTGTGGCCCTGGCTACACGCTGGAACAAAACCAATAAATGAACCAAAATATATAATGCAAACTTATTTACACTATGTCTAATATTAAAGAATCATATGTATATGTAGAAAGTAAAACACAAGACCAAACTTGTATTGGTATCAAGGGTGGTAAGTTTGCTGGTGTCATTTATAAGTATGGAAATGTTTCACTAGGTGAAGAAACAAAAGATGGTAATATGCCATTTAAATTTGAATTTGATATCGTAGATAATAATGCAGTACCAAAAGAGGACTTTGGAGATGATTTTATGAATCTCATAGGTGATATTTTGGTAGATATAATTGAGGAGCAATATGCAGAACCAGACAATAGAAAGGACAACTCTAACTAATCTTCTAAACAACGAAGAATATTCTAGAAAGGTTTTACCATTTATAAAACCAGAATACTTTGATGTTAAAGAAGAAAGAATAATCTTTGACGAAATACAAAAGTTCGTAGACAAGTATAATAAGATACCAACTCAAACATCGCTAGAGATTGAAGTTAGTACAAGAAAAGATTTAAACGATACTGAACACAAAAAGATTGTAGAGATAATTAAAACTCTTAACAAAGAAGTTATAGACTTTGATTGGTTAGTGGATACCACAGAAAAGTTTGTCAAAGACAAAGCAATCTACAATGCAATCGTAGAGGGTGTTGGTATTATAGATGGTAAGTCTAAAGATAAGACACCAGAGGCAATCCCACACATTTTAACAGAAGCACTTGCAGTATCTTTTGACAATTCTGTTGGACATGATTATCTAGAAGATTCTGAATCAAGATTTGATTATTATCATCACAAAGAAGAAAGGATTCCTTTTGACTTAGAATTCTTTAACAAGATTACTAAAGGTGGACTTCCACCAAAGACTTTGAACATTGCACTTGCTGGAACAGGTGTTGGTAAATCATTGTTCATGTGTCATCAAGCTGCAAACTGTTTATCACAAGGAAAGAATGTATTGTATATTTCATTAGAAATGGCAGAAGAAAGAATTGCTGAGAGAATAGATGCTAACATGATGAATATTAGTATACCAGATTTACATGAACTACCTAAGAAGATGTTTGATGATAAGATTACAAGATTACAAAAGAAAGCAAAAGGTAAATTAATCATTAAAGAATATCCTACTGCATCTGCTCATAGTGGACACTTTAGAGGACTATTGAAAGAACTTGCCATCAAGAAATCTTTCAAACCAGATATCATCTTTATTGATTATCTAAACATTTGTGCATCTAGTAGATTCAGAGCAGGAAGTAATATGAACTCTTATACTATTATCAAGTCTATTGCAGAAGAACTTCGTGGACTTGCAGTAGAAACTAATGTTCCTATTATGTCGGCAACTCAAACAACTAGAAGTGGTTTCTCTAATACAGATGTTGGACTTGAAGATACCTCAGAAAGTTTTGGATTACCAGCGACTGCTGACTTAATGTTTGCATTGATATCTACAGAAGAACTAGAAGAACTCAATCAAATCTGTGTTAAACAGTTGAAAAATAGATATAATGACCCTACCATGAACAAGAGGTTTATCATAGGTATTGACAGGAACAAGATGAAACTATTTGATGTAGAACTCAAAGCACAAGATGAACTTGTGGACCATGGGCAAAGTGAAGTTCCTGTTGCTGATAATGGACAAGGGTTCGGTAAGGGAGAGGAAAAAGACCTGTACGACAAGTTCTCTAAGTTAAAAGTTTGATAAATAACACATATAACTATATTTAAATGGAGAAATTGATGTCATTCAGACGCTCAATAGAGCAGTTAAGACCTGCTCGCACTCAAAAAGTAGACCTACAAGAAAGGGTTCAGTCATTATTGACTGAGGCTACTATGTCGGCTAGAGATTTTTTTAGTAGAGATAATCAACAACAATTTGTAAAAAAGGCAATAGCTGGGGAACTCATTGGAACAGATGGTAAAAAGTTTAAAAAAATCCCTGCTAATGATAAAGAATTAGTCGCATTTAAAAATCTTAAAGTCAATGTAACACCAGATACAGCAAAAGATAAAAAAGTTCTGAAAGATTTAATGGACAAATACTTTGGTAAAATGGGTAATATAGAAAAGGGTGCAAATGGGTTTAGTGGAGGCAAAACAGGTGATGGTAGTTCTAAAGCTCCTAGTGGAGCAGATTGGGAAGATATAATAGTTCATCAATATAATAAGTTATTAGGTAATGAGAATTTTGATAAAAAAGCTAAAGAATCAGCAAAAAAATTCTATCCAACATATGAAAAAATTGGTAAAAAAATTGCAACAAGTTTTAAAGGAAAAAATATAAAAAGCCAAATGATACAGTTTGGTGGTGGTAAAAGTAAAGCAAACTTATCTAGTTTTTGGGTATCAAAAGGTGGTTCAGATGGAACACCAAAAACTGATATGTATTCAAAAAACTATAATATTAGTTTAAAGAAAAAAGGTGGTTC